TTCAATATCACTACCGCCTAAACTATATCCACCTGTAAAAGTTGGTCTTCCGTGTTTACCCATACAAACTTCAACAAACTTATCAATTAAATCATCAAGTGAATCGTAAATACGTCCATAAGCCCCATGTCTTGAAAATGATTTTGTTTGCCAATGTAATATTCTAAACTGAGTTTGTGTTTCTAATAAAAATTTGATAATCTCTGAATTTTTCATAATAACATTTAATTATAAATATACAAATAAATAAAAAAACGAAGTTTATTGGACTCCGTTTTCAAATTGTAACTTCTGTTGGCTCTTTTGGTCAACAAAACTTTGTATTCGTTGTTTAGCAATTTCACAATAGTTTTCACTTAATTCAATACCAACCCATCGTCTGTCGTGAACAACCGCCGCCACACAACTGGTACCTGAACCATTGAATGGGTCTAATACCACATCATTTCTGTATGACAATATCTTGATTGCCTTTTCAGGAATATCCATGGAGAACGTCGCCTTGGTTAATGAACGAGTATCAGCAAAGTATTTCCATTGTCCAAACACCAATTCCATGAACTCTTTCTTATCTTGTTCAGAATAAGCGACTTTGTTCTTTCCCTCTTCAGTTAGATAAGGTTCACCTTTCCATTGTGGTTCACCTTTAATTTTCTTGATGTGAACTTTTTTATAAGCCAAGATAACACATTCTTTAGGATTATAGATATAAGGAGCCGATGGACTCATCCAAGAACCCCAAGCAGTTGTCTTACTTCTATGTGGTGAGTCTTCTTCAAGGTCAACGATACCGTAGAACTTAAACCCAACTTTTTTCATCACCTGATATATCTCTGAAGCAAAAAATACTCTACCACCACGAGCTTGTACATTCACCTCATATGGTATGTTAATAGCAATTCTTCCATCGTCTTTAAGTAGACGGTATACTTCAGTCAACCATTTTTCAGACCACTCCCAATATTCATCCATAACAATCTCATCGTTATGTGTGTCGTATTGGATACCCACATTATATGGTGGTGACGTTACAACTAGGTCAACACATCCTTCAGGCATTTCACTCATCACATCAATGGTATCACCATTGATTACCTTATTAATATAATTCTCAATCATTCTGTAATTTTTCTATCTTTTTTTCAATATACCATATAGCCTTCTTCAGGTCCTGAACCACGTTGTCTTTCTTACCAGCTCGTGATAAGTATTTAACTGCGTTACCCAAATAAAAATCTTTATCCAAATCCCAAGCGTCAATGACTTTGATTGCTTCATATGGATTATCTTCACCACCATAGTGTGATGGGTGATTAACCATTTCTTTTTGTTCTGACATAATATTCTTTTCCATATTTACTTTCTTCAAGTATACCCTCACTCACAAATTTTTCAATTCGTTTTCTTGTTTCGTCAATTCCAACTCGTAGGATATAATCACAAATGTAATTGATATGAACTGGTTTTTCAAGTTTTCTTAACAGAACTTCATTCAGGTCTATATTGTTTCTCATATTCTTTAAATTTAATTTCAATTTCTTTGGATGAAAATAATATAGCATCAGCGTTAAGATAATACCTAATATTTTCGGGATTCATCTCTATCTCCTGTATCTGTAACTCACCAACTATTTTTTTGTTGAATCCCATATGCCAAAAATACTAATCTTTTTTTAGATTTACAATTGTTTTTTTCTGAATTATGTAACTTAATATCTTTCTTTTGTAGATTGGTAGAAGTGTATTTTCAAATGGTAGGTCGTTGGATGACATCAATTCAAAGATTGGTAAGTTATCATCTTCACCTAATTCTTTCATGATTGTTTTAATTACCTTTCTTGATTCTCCATCAAATAATAATTTAACTGCGAACTTGGAATCATGTTTAACCATGTCAATTCCACCAGTTGAGTATTTCCAAATCTTTTTGTTATTACCATTAAGTGTAAAGAAGTATCCTGTTTCTAAACTCTGATTTTTCTTTTCGTTGGTATGTTTGATTGATACTGAATCGTATGTTAATGTCCAAAGAGCTTTGATAACATTAAAGTATTCAAAAAACTTAGGTCCAGCATATTTTAGAATCTTATTTAGTTCTTCCAACTCATCGTCGTTTAACTTTGGGATTGGTGTGAATTTAAGTTCGTTGATTAGTATTTCATCGTCAATCACTTCAAATTTTTTGTTAACGATGATGTATTTGAACTCTGAAGATATTGTTTGTAGATTTGCCAAATGTAACGACATTTCACTGAATAACGGATACAACTCAAACTTTTCAATCTTATCGTCACAGAAATTTAAGAAGTCCATCAACATATAATACTTATGTTCGTAATCAACTGGTTCTGTTAACAACCAGTCTGTGGATAACTTAAAATGATTATCTTTTTTTGATTTTCTTCTTTTTGGTTTCGTTTCCATTTTACCCTTCTATTTGTAAAATGTAATATGTTTCATCATTAAATTCAATAGTTTCATCTCTACCATCGTAAGTGTTTAATGTGTGACCGATACCATCAGATTGAAGTAATCCTTCTTTGAACCCTCGTGTGTCTATATAATTTTCAATTTCCAAACCATAGTTTTCTATTACGCTCATAGGGTCATCAACCAAATCACTAATTAAATTTTCAACCTTTTCCTCAATTAAATTTTCAGGAATAGTTTTATCACTATCTTTTAATTCATCCAACTCTTCGTTTAATTCATCATATTGTTCTTGTGATAAATTTTCCGAATCTTTCAAAAACAATTCAATTTCTTCAATTCTTTCCTGAACTGCCGGGTCTGAATATTCAAAATCTTCCTCATCAAAATAGTCTTCAAGGTTTTCTCTAACATTATTTTCCTCATCTTCCCTAAAAGTTTCCTTAAGTTCTTCAATATCAATATAATCTTCAACAAAACTTTGATTAAAACCTTTCATTCCAATATCATCAATTAATTCATCAATTCTTTCATATGCGGACATGTGGGTGTCGTAATTATCACCAACCGCCCATCTTTCTTTTGATTCTTCTAAGTCGTTGGTTAACACATAAAAAACTCTCATTCTATAATATTTGTAATCATAAACCAAATTATATAAGTCAATTCTTTTTTCAAGTTCTTCAATTTCTTCTTCAACCGCCTCTAAATCCATCAGATTTTCATTATCTTCTGTTTCTCTTTCAATTTCTTCCATTCTTTCTTTTTCAGCATAAAGTTCCTGTAACCTTGCATCATGATTAGGTTCTTTAGCCTCATAATCACCAGAAAATGAAGTCAGATATTCAAATAAAACATTTGCTAAAATCGCAATATCACTAGTCGCAGTTTCTAAATTCCATTCGTCCTCTTGTCGTAAATCGTTTTGTTTGGCTAATTCAATCTGTCTTTGTTTTTTGATTTGAATTTTTTCATACGGTGTTCCATATGTTGAAATATTATTGTATATAAGACCCTCAAGAGAGTTAATTTGAGTGTATGATAAATCTAAACCACCATTAACTGTGATATTTGTGATGTTATTAGCATCCGTATTTCTAAGACTTAAATCACCATCAATAACAATTCGTTTACCTCTGAATTGTTTCATATTTTGAACCAATTTACCGTTATAGTTAGTGAACTTTAAAAAATTAATATATTGCTCAGGTGTTATAACAACACTCTCTTGTCCTTCTTCCTCAACCAACATCTGAACAACCTTTTGTATTTGTGATATATCTATATTAACTCTCATGATAAAAATTATATTAATAAATATTAAAATAACTATATTATTTACTATTAAATCACATGTGGTAAATATTTATAATAAAATACCAACAATATGGGATGTGGATGTAAAAAACAAAACGCTTCACCTGAACAGGTGAAAAAGTTAAGAACTGAGAGTATTAAAAACGCAGTTCAGAGTACTATTGATAAGTACTACAACAAAAACAAGAAAAAGTAATAAACCTCTAATAAATTAAAAACGATGAAAAACAACAACGGTGGTGGTTGCGGATGTGGAAAATAATCTTTCCCTCAACATAAGAAAACTAAAAGGGGAATTTTTCCCCTTTTTTTATATTTATAATTATGGAATTTAAAATTTTCAAAAACTTAAACGAAGAAGAGGAAAAACCCGTATTAACAGGTTTCCAAAATAAGTTAGTAAAACTTATTACTCTATTCCAAAACGGAGATGTTACTGAAGAGGATATTGAAAACGCTATGGGTAGTTTTGATAAATTTTTTGAGTTAATAATTAAAAATAATTTAACACATTACATTGACCCTTTTAATGATGACTGGTCTGATTATCAAAATAAAATAATTTATCAATTAATACAAAAAGACCCAAATTACATCTATAAGATGATGGAAATGGAATTTTCAGATATAACTGAAATTGATGGGAAATATTATGTTGATTTAGAAGATTCTGGTGAACTGGCACAATTCTTTAGTAGTGGTAGAAACGATATTAGTGAAGATAGAATTGCCGAAATATTAAATGGGGATTATGATGGTTATTTATATGATGACGTAACAGGTGATGAGTTCAAAGATATTTATGAAGAACTAGAACCAAAATACCAAGAAGAAATTAGAGGTTATATCAAAGAAGATTTACTTAAAATTGGTAATTTATCTATCGAACATCTAACTCCTGAATTAATAGAAGATTTAGCAATAGAACAAGGTGATGAGTCGAATTTAAAATTAAATGAAGAGATAATCACTAAACTTTTACAAGATAATGATTGCG